AACAGCCTCAGGTAATATACTAGCTAGTGGACATATATCTGCAAGTAGCCTTATATCAGAAACACATATAACAGCCTCAGGTAATATAAGCGCAAGTGGAACTATATATTCAAAAACTCCAAAATACTTTGCAGTAGGAGGTTGGTTGAAATCAACAGATGCTGCTAATTATTATGGACCACATAAACAAGGAACAAACAATTCTACTTGGAACAAATCATACGGAACAGATCCATCAGGTACTATATCAAGGCTTTTCTATAATTCAGGAATTATTGTTCCAGAAGATATAGTAGTTACAGGTTTTAAAGCTACGTTTATACCAAACGGAATAGCTAATTCAGAATATTATACAGCTTCTTTATACGTTGGACAGGAGGCCTTAAACAATCAGGTAAATAATCCATCCTTAGTATTCATACAATCTGAAAGCGTAGTTGGTCCTGCAAACGCTGGTAATGCTAATTATATGGGAACAATGGTTGAGAATTATGATTCACAAGAATATCATGTTAGTGCTAGTTCAATAATATATCCTAGATTTAAGTGGAGCGATACAAGCGAACAATTTGTTAATTTAATTGTACAATACTATAGGATAGAAAGATAAAATTATGGCAAGAGCAAACAAAAAGAAATTCACAGACATAGCAAACGAATCCGATTCTAAATATGATAAGGTTAAATTGCAGGTTGCTGCAATAACAGAAACATTTTTAGAAGATGATGATGGACCCGGTCATAACGAAGAGGCATTAGTATATTTAAAACTAAAACTAGAAGATGTAGTAGACGATATAAATGTTTTAGCAACAGATGTTGTTGAAGCAAATACAGCCAAGACAGGAATTACCTCTACTCAAGCAAGTCGTATAACTGCAAACCATGCAAAGGTTGGAATATCAACATCACAAGCTTCAGCAATAACTGCTAACACAGCTAAGGTTGGTACTGAAACAGATTTATCTATTACTGAAGGAATGATACTTAAAGCAACAGTAGCAGAAAGTAGAGGTACATATACACTAACGTTTACTGTAACTCATGGTAAAGTAATAAAAACAGCAAACATAACAATGAGTTAATATAATATATGGCAACTACAATATCATTACCAACACAGATAACTGGAGGCCCTGCAAGTTTTAATGGAAGTAATATGTTTGCTGATAATGGCCTTAACACTTCAGGCCTGTGGCAAAGCGGAACTACTGACGTTACTATAAGAGGATTTAATCAACTAACAGTTCCAACTGGAGCAACTATTAATGGAATAGAAGTANTTGTCAACGGTCAAGGTAATACTGGAGCTGGTGCACCAAGTATGAGAGTTTACAATGGAGATGGTTGGAGCAATAGTCTAGAGTTCCAAGGCANCTTTGGCAAGGGCAACGCAGAGTATGATCCAGGTTGGGGTTCAAGCAGTAACTTATGGGGNCTGGAATGGACTACATCAGCTGCACAAGAAATTCAAATACAAGTAGATAATAGTAGTATACAACCAACTGGTACACAAATGTATTGGGATTGGGTAAGGGTTAGAATAACATTTACACCTGGAGAATTCTCCAATGGAACAATATCACTAATAATGGGAAAAGTATCACTAACGGAAGGGGCTATTACAATATAACCTAATATTTATTAGAGGAAAAGACTATGCCAGGAATACACGACATAAATGATGATGCATTTGAATCAGTAAATACTGGATCACATCCAATGAGCTTTCAATGGTGGCATGAAATCGCAGAAGCATCTGATCGAGATAAGACGATGGTTAAGTCTGGAAGATATATAAATTATGTATTATGGAAAAGTGTATCTATTGATAAACAAATTGTTCAACAATTCCATTACAAACAAGTTAATAACAGAACGGTAGAATATAGTAGTTCATTATACTCACACGATTATAATGATAACATTCCAACGTATACATTTAGTTTGATAGAATAGAAATGGCAGTATTATATTTAGATCATAGAGCTACTGGTAATGATGATGGAACATCAGTAACTAATGCATTTCCAACATGGGCTATTGCAAAAGGTGAAGTATCTGCAGGAGATGTTGTATACATAGCTCCTGGATCTTACCATGAAAAGGTCACATTAGCTGTAGATGGAACAGCAGCTGCCAAGATCAAATGGATAGGAGACGTAAATTCAGAGATATTCACATTAGTCACTCCTGGGATTGTAATGTTAACGCAAGCAGATACAGCTGGAGTACTAGAACCTGCTACTGATAGTGGTCCTACATTAAATCTGAACGGGATAGATTTTCAAGAATTCTATAATATTACGTTTGTTGGACCAAGCTGTGCAGATACATCTGAGACTGGAGATGGTACCGCAGTATATTACTCAACAGCTGAAGGTGCATATTTTAAAAACTGTCACTTCCAATCAGGATATGCAGGAGTTGCATACGTTAAAGATGGAACATTCGTAGATTGTTTATTTACTGGATGTTATGTCGGCCTATCTGGAGTTGGATCATCTAACAGACCCACAGCAGTGAATTGCGTCGCTGTATGTGGTTCGGCTGGCTTTTTACTATGCGCTGTATATAATTCATTAGTAATAGCAGGCAAGAAAGGATTTAATAATTCCCACGCATGGAATTGTGCTATGGCTGGAGGTGAGTATGGGTACTATACAACAGCTAACAATTCGGAAGCGACAAATTGCATCAGTTGGGCCAACTATTTTCCATTTGGGGCTAGTGCAACTAACAAGCTAAATCTAAAAGGAGCGTTTTCATACGGAGCATCCTACCGAACATTCACAAAGACGTCGGGTTCGGGACATTATATGAATCAAGGACAAGACGCAATAACACATAACGCTCACGCAGATTTTGTAGCACATCCGGCAACATTTGTAATCCCAGACTATACAAAATTTATGTCATTAAGAGATGTATTTATTCCATCCCACGGTAAAGGTATGGTAGTATCAGCTAGTACACCAATAATACAAGACCCCCGATATGGTCCAACCGGTTGGACTCCATTCACATCAGCATCGGATCTGGACGGTAATATCATAAATCAACTAGATCATCCATATGAGCCATTCTACAGTCGTGATCATAGAGGATCAGAACGAGTTATATCCTCAACCGGATTTCCATCACCTCCAGGTCTCCATGCCACTGTTCCTTTACAAGCTATTGGACTGGTAGACGCGACGAGTTCAGCTGCAGCAACTGGAATGGTATCCCAAAGTGCACCCGCCATTGTACATCGAGGAAGAGGTGAGTCGGTATTTGAACTCCCTATACCAAGTGGATCATATTTTACAGCAAGTGTAAATATGAAACACACAGGATCGACGCAGGTATCACTTGCAAGAATGGTAGTAAGTAGTTCAAGAATAAATCAATCATCTGGGTCAATATTTGGCCGATTTGCAACAGCATCTGCACAACATAATAATAATTTTGCATTCACTAATGTAGAATTACGAATAGACTCAGTAGGATATGATACAACCTATGTATTAAAACTACAAGCACCGTCGACAGGGTCATATGCCACTGCAAGTTTCAGTGATTTAACAATAAGTTAACTATTTATATAAGATGATAAAACTAACAGACATATTAAACGAAGGAGTATACGACCCAGGTATATTTAAGGCAGTGTTTACTGCTGGAGGACCGGGTTCAGGCAAATCTTATGCGGCATCAACGCTATTCGGCATGCCAGAAAAAATGCCATTCGTATCAGCTCAAGGACTAAAAGGTGTAAACTCAGATTCAGCATTTGAAACGTATATGGACAAAGCAAAAATGACAACTAATTTGCAAAAATTAACTGGTAGTGAATTTAAAAAAGCTATGGAATTGAGAGATAAAGCAAAACGAGTTACTGTAAACAGAATGAATGATTTTATCAATGGGAAGTTGGGGATGCTAATTGATGGTACGGGTAAAAACTATCCTAAAATTGAAAAAATGGTATCTGCACTTCAAAAGGAAGGATATGATTGCTACATGGTATTTGTAAATACTGATCTAGACGTAGCATTAGAAAGAAACAAAAAAAGAGAACGTACACTTCCAGAAAAATTAGTAAAAGATTCATGGCAAGCAGTACAAAACAATATGGGTAAATTTCAATCACTGTTTGGAAGTAGTAATATGTTAGTTGTGGACAACTCAGAAAAGAAAAAATTTCCAGATGTAGTTAAGAAAGGTGCAAATAAATTTGTTAGAAGACCAGTAAAGAATCATATTGCCAAGAATTGGATCAAGAAAGAATTAGAGTTAAGGAAATCATGAGTTTAGGTAAGTATTTAGCAGATCAACTTCTCAAAGAAGAGACAACCATCAAAACGATAGTGGCAATCTATCCAGGTAGATTTCAACCGATGGGTAAACACCATGCGGAAACTTATAAATGGCTACAATCCAAATTTAAAGATGCTTACGTTGCAACAAGTGATAAAGTTTCATTACCTAAATCACCATTCAACTTTGCTGAAAAAAAGAAAATAGTAAACTCGTATGGGATATCAAAAGTAGTAAAGGTAAAGAATCCATATAAGGCAGAAGAGATTCTGAAAAAGTATGATCCAGAAACAACAGCAGCTGTATTTGTATTTGGTAAGAAGGATGCAGGAAGACTTTCGAGTGGTAAGTTTTTTCAAGACTGGAAAGGTAACGCAGAAGTAGGATATAGAGATGGAGCTTATATATTGGTTGCACCTCACGTTAGTATGAATGTACCAGGGTATGGAGAGATGAGCGGTACTGCGATTAGAAAAGCATTAGGTGATGTAGACTTGGATCCAAAAGCTAAGAAAAAAGTATTCAAGGGTATATTTGGACATACTAAATTATATAACATGATTATAAAGAAACTAGAATCGTTAAATGAAGTAATGGAAAAATTCTGTACAGAGTTTAACATAACTAAATTTATTACCGAGTCTACGAGCACTGGAACGGGTGTAGACGATGGACCAAGATACTTTAGATCAAGCATGAAGGGATATAAATCGGATACGAAAAAACAAGCCAATAGATTAGGATGGTCAGTAGTTGATTATATAGTAGGTGGATTGGAAAAATTAGAAAATCATGCAACTGACTACCCAAGACGTGTACATAGTACAACAGGAGCTCCAGTTGGACCGGTTTCATTTGCACCTGCAGGAATAGCTGAACCTACTGATAGGCTAGATCGTACAGATTTCAGAGGAACCCAATCATATACTCAATGGAAACAACATATAGAGAAAATTGTAAACACTCTAGGATGGAAGTTTGTGGATTGGAGTGGTCAAGATAAGAAAAGCATTGTCAATACTACTAAGAATGAGCCTAAAAAGACGGAACGAACTCCAGATGGAAAAGCTGGATATGGTAGTGCGATGAAAGACCAAACAAAACGTGGTAGAGAAGCTAAAAAGCTATCGGAAGGTCTTATATTAGAAGGAGGAGCCTATGGACACATGTCTCACCCATTCGATGATAGAGGATTAACTTTTGGAGACTTTAAAGAAATTGTTAAAATATCACTGCAAGGTAATTTAGATCTAGAACAAGGAGCGACTGAAAAGACTGACGGTCAAAACTTATTCATAACATGGGATGGTAAGTTGAAGGCTGCAAGAAATGGAGGAGATCTTAAAAAAGGTGGGATGGACGCAAAAGCAGTAGCATCTAAGTTTGCTGGTAGAGGTAATATTGAAAAAGCTTTCACCTATGCAATGAAAGATTTGTCTAAAGCCATTGGTAGTTTAAATGATAAGCAAAAAGAAAAAATATTTGATAGTGGAAACAATTGGGTAAATATGGAAATTATGTATCCAGCATCTCAAAATGTTATTATGTATGATGCACCATATCTACAATTCCATAACGTCTTGCAGTATAAGAATGGAACAGCAATAGGAGCAGTATCTGATGGAGCAAGAACTCTTGCAGGTATGATTCGACAAGTCAATCAAAATGTACAAAAGAATTTTAGTGTAATAGGACCAAAAATATTAAAAGTTAAACCACATCAAGACTTTTCCCAAAAACAATCATACTTTATAAGCAAGTTAACTAAGTTAATGAAGCCATATAATATGAAAGATACCTCAACTTTTGCAGAATACCATCAAGCTTGGTGGGAACAATATGTGATTAAAAATCTAGGCGATCTAAGCAATGAAGTAAAATGGCCACTGATTCGCAGATGGGCATTTTCAGAGAAATCGTTTAGGTTAAATGCAAAAAGTATTCCATATCCAGATATTCTTGAAAAAGCTAAACAGATTGATAAGCAAAAACATCAAGCACAAGTAAAAAAGAATATGTTACCGTTTGAAAAATTATTTTTTGAACTAGGCGCAGAAGTGTTAAAGAATGTTGAAAGCTTTTTAGCAGCTAATCCAGATAAAGCAGTTCAAAATATTAGAAAGCAAGTAGCTGCAGCTGTTAAGCATGTGCGTAAAGGAGGTGATCTAAAAAACATTAACAAGTTAAAAGCTCAATTGGAAAAAATTCAAGGTATTGGTGGGTTCAAAACAATAGTACCTTCAGAAGGACTAGTATTTATATACAAAGGAAAGACATACAAGCTTACTGGAGCTTTTGCTCCAGTCAATCAAATCACTGGAATGTTATACTTTTAGATATTTATATAGAGGATAAAATGAAAGCAAATTCAGATATAAAATTAGATGCAATGCTCAAGAAAATATCAGAAGCTACCGTAACTGGTACTGGTGGTAGTGGAACTGGTATCTTAACGGGAGATGCTTGGCCTGATGGTATATATGTAAAAGCAGGTAGAAAGAAAGTAATATCACCTTCTGGATTGATGAGAGGGATGACTCAGATGGATTTCCCACTAGCAGATGCAATATATGATAACGATGAAGAATATGCTGGTGAACTTAGAGATGATACTCCTCCATTAAGTCCAATCCAACGAACTTGGAGAGGTACTGGTCCAAACGAATATCAAATTCCACCTGAAAGTTTGAATGGAACTCATTTGGCAACTGGTAAAGAAGACGGTTGGTGGTGGGCAGGACATATTTCTCCAGATAGCGCACCAGAACAAGGAACTCCAGAAAAGTCAGGAAGGGATGGTGATAAGTTTACTTCAGATTATTTAAGGGTACAAGATAAAAATACGTCTATCCATAAATTGGATAAGAAGAAAAGATATCATTCTGGCACTACCGTAAAATCGCAAGCACCAGTTAAAAAATATACAGATAGAACTAATTTCAATAAATCTAAATTAAAAAACCAACCGAAAGATTGGTGGAATTTAGGAGGAAAGGGTAAAATGCAGGATGGTATGATAAAATTAAAAGATTTAATATAATAGGAGAACAATGATGGGACGAATAGACTCGTATAACACAGTAGTAGATGAAAAAGCTGTACCACAATTATCTGCATTAGGAATTACATCAAGAGTGCATGTTGTAGCAGCATCAACACAATTTGATTTAACTGGATCGGATGCAGGAAATTCTGCATTCTTTATCACAGGAACGCCCAATGCAGGAACAGTATTAACATTTGCAGATGGATCAAGTGTAACAGCAGCAGCAATTGCAACAGCAGCTACAACATTAGCTACTGAATTCAAATACACATTAAGTAAAATAGTAACACACGCTGATAACACAGTAGTGGTACTCTGGAAATAAGAAACATATGAAAAAGGCTATTTCAGAAGCCAAAGTTCAGCGCATGCGAAATCTTGTCACTGGCAAGCATAGAGCAAAAACTGCAACACAAATTGGTTATAAAACAAAAGACACTCGACATATTGAAGGTGATGTGTGGGAGGAACGAGGAAAGACTTGGACTATTAAAAATGGCGTCAAGCAAAATTTCACAAAACTTAACGAATTACGAAAGGAAATTAGGATGCCACTATGCTGTCCTGAATGCGGTACTCGTATGAAAAAGCGTTTAGATAAAAAATTCTATAAACTTAGACGTAAGTGTTTTGACTGCAATATTGCAGATGAACATAAGATGAGAATAGAAGGAACGTACGAACAGTATGAACGTAATGTAATTGGAAAAAAACTTGATACTATATATGAAAACGTAAAAGATTCACTTAACGAATATGTAGAAAGTGTGAATAAAGATTACATAACAGAGTCAGGACACAAGGAAGAATGGTATGGTGGATTGACTAAAGAACAATATCAACAGTTATCAGCCGTTGAATTAGATAAATTAAAAACAAAAATAGATAATTATAAAAAAGGATCAGAGTAAGTATATGAAAAAAATGTGGAAAATTATTTTAGGAATTGGAGCAGCTTTAGTTGGTATCATGGCATTACTAGCATCTAATAAAAAAACACCATCAAAAGTTTTAAAAAATAATAAAAAGATTGATGAGCTTGAAGTTAAACTTGTAAAGTTGAAAGATGATAAACAAAAAGCTGTTAAAAAAGTTAAAACGCTTAAGAAAAAAGTTGATGGTAGAAGTAAAAAAATTAAAGATGCAAAAAAGAAATCAGCTGCAGTTGATTCATCTATAGAAGACTTAGAATCACAATTAGCTGATATCGATAAAGCTTTAGGAAAATAATCATGAAAAAATTATTAATTATTCTATTTACAATTTGCTCAACAATATGCACAGCTCAAATGGATTCATTGGAATTATATAAAAAAGGATATAGTATTGCAAAAGAGCTTAACATTGAATATAAATATAAACTTGAAGTATCTGAGGGTATCGTATACGAGCAAGAGCTCCAGATAAAGGATCTTCAAGACGTCTCAAAAACGCATGAGTATATATTATATAACGACTCATTACAATTAAGTATTCAATCACAACAAATAAAGTTACTTAATGAAAATCTTAACATATATCAAAAGGAATTTAATCGACGAGATAGATTCTGGAATAAGCCAGTATTTGGAGCGGTGTTGGGAATGGTAGGGACTGTAGCTCTGATACACGTAATAGGTTACACTTTACCACAATAACATACCGTAAGGTATCAAGAATATATATTTATATATAGTATGGCTAAACAAAATCTCAAACAAATAATCGCGTCTGAGTACACGAAATGTGCAAAGGATCCAATATACTTTATGAAGAAGTATTGTATGATTCAACATCCAACCCGTGGAAAAATAAACTTCGACTTGTATAAGTTTCAAGAACGAGCTCTAGATGAGTTCAAGGATAATGATTACAATATTATTCTAAAGTCCAGACAGTTAGGAATCTCCACTCTATCAGCAGGATACTCATTGTGGTCAATGATATTCAACCAAGATTTCAATGTATTAGTAATTGCAACAAAGCAAGAAGTTGCAAAGAATCTAGTAACAAAAGTGAGAGTAATGCACGAATACTTGCCTAGTTGGTTGAAGGGTAGTACTGTAGAAGATAATAAGTTAAGTTTAAGATTTGCAAACGGATCTCAAATAAAAGCTGTATCAGCTGCAGGAGATGCTGGTAGATCTGAAGCACTATCACTCCTTGTAATTGATGAAGCGGCTTTTATTGATAAGATCGACGAAATATGGGCATCATCTCAACAAACGTTAGCAACTGGTGGTAAGGCTATCATTCTTTCAACTCCAAATGGTACAGGAAACTTTTTCCACAGAACTTGGGTGAAAGCTGAAGCAGATGAAAATAAATTTAATACTATACGCCTACATTGGTCAGTTCACCCAGAACGAAGTCAAGATTGGAGAGATGAACAAGATAGTTTGCTAGGTCCTAAGATGGCATCGCAGGAATGTGATTGCGATTTTATATCATCTGGACATACAGTTGTTGATGGAACATTGCTACAATGGTATAAAGAAACATACACCAAGGAACCGCAAGAACGTAGAGGTCTCGGAGGAGACTATTGGATCTGGGAATATCCAGACTACTCAAAAAATTATATGGTCGTAGCCGATGTTGCAAGAGGTGACTCTAGTGACTATTCAACATTTCATGTAATAGATCCGGAATCAGTTACGCAAGTAGCTGAGTTCAAAGGCCAATTGACGACCAAAGAATTTGGAAACATGTTGGTGAATGTTGCAACAGAGTGGAATAATGCATTGTTAGTAATAGAGAATGCAAATGTAGGATGGGCAACAATCCAGGTTGCAATAGATAGAGAATATACAAACTTATATTATACATACAAACATGAAGGTGTGACTGATTTTGACATAGCTATGGACAAAGGATATGACTTGAAGGATAAGTCTCAAATGGTACCAGGATTCACAACATCATCAAGAACAAGACCACTTTTGATCTCTAAACTAGATATTTATTTCAGAGAAAAAGAATGTGTGGTTCGTTCTACACGATTGATAGACGAAATGTTTGTCTTTATTTGGAATGGATCTAAAGCAGAAGCCCAACAAGGGTATAATGATGACCTTGTAATGGCCTTTGCTATAGCTTTATTTGTAAGAGACACAGCACTTAAATTGAGACAACATGGTTTGGATCTAAATAGGGCAGCATTATCTTCAATGGGTAGTGCAAAAACAAAAAGCGTGTACACACAAACAGACAACCATGTTCCAGGACAATGGGACATGCAAATAAGAGATTCTAATGAGGATCTCACTTGGTTATTATAGGAGAAAATTAAAATGGCAGATACTACATTTTTTGGAAGATTAAAAACGCTATTCAATACTGGCACAATAATGCGTCGTGGATTGGATGGTAGAGTACGCGTAACAGATACTAATAAACTACAATCAGTTGGAAACTTAGCAACTAATAAGATTGTAGATAGATATTCAAGACTGTTTGGATCTCAAACGCAACAATCATCGTTCGGGACAGCAGCTAACTTCCAAACACTACGTATACAATTATTCAATGATTATGAAGCAATGGATGAAGATTCAATAATCTCATCCGCGTTAGACATATATGCAGATGAATCATCGCTAAAGAATGAATATGACAACGTTTTAAGTATTGAATGTGAGAATGAAGAAGTCCAGAAGGTATTACATAATTTATTTTACGATGTTCTCAACATAGAGTTCAATCTTTGGCCTTGGATACGAAATATGGTTAAATATGGTGACTTCTTTTTGAAACTAGACATAACTGAAAAGTTTGGTGTAACAAATGTATCTCCAATTTCATCATACGAACTCTTCAGAGAAGAGGGATTCGATCCTGCCGACCCAGAAGGCGTACGCTTTGTTCATGAAACTCTAATGGGCACTAGTATGGGACAAGGTGGAAAAGAAAAAAATCATTATGAAGACTATGAAATAGCTCATTTTAGATTACTATCAGATACAAACTTTTTACCGTATGGTAAATCAATGATAGAGGCTGCAAGAAAAGTTTGGAAGCAATTAACTCTTATGGAAGATGCAATGTTGATTCATAGAATCATGAGAGCTCCAGAACGAAGAATTTTTAAAATTGATATAGGAAATATACCACCAAATGAAGTAGAAAATCATATGCAGCAGGTTGTAAACAAGATGAAGAAAGTTCCTTTTGTTGATCAGCAGACTGGACAATACAATCTTAAATTTAATATGGAAAACATGTTAGAAGACTACTACTTACCAATTAGAGGTGGACAATCAGGAACTGAAATCGATACTCTAGGTGGAATGGAGTATGGTGGAATAGATGATATCGAATATTTAAGAAATAGAATGCTAGCAGCATTAAAAATTCCAAAAGCATTCTTAGGATATGACGAAAATATCGAAGGTAAAGCTACACTAGCAGCAGAAGATGTTAGATTTGCAAGAACTATTGAGAGAATACAAAAGATTATAGTTAGTGAATTGACTAAGATAGCAATAGTTCATCTATATTCACAAGGATTTGATGATGAGAAATTGGTAGATTTCCAATTAACACTAACAAACCCATCAATGATATACGAACAAGAGAAAATTTCTCTTTGGAATGAGAAGGTAAGTCTAGCAGCATCAATAAAATCAGATAAGATACTATCATCCGATTGGATATATGAAAATATTTGGGGAATGAGTAAAGAAGAAATAGAAACTCAGAACGAAGGTATAGCTAAAGATGCAAAACAAACCCATAGACTTACACAGTTAGAGGATGAAGGTAATGATCCACAAGTAACACAGGAATCTTTTATTAATGGAGAGCCAAGATATAAATCAGCTTTCGATTTAAGTGAGTTAGAAGAAGATGAACACGAAGAAGGAGCTTTGGGTAGACCAAAAGAAAGGACTAAATACAATACAGATAAACACGTCCGTGATAGAGACCCGATTGGTAAGAAAGCTCGTGGAAAAGGAAGAGATGCTGATAGAACTATATCTCATAAGTATAAAAACGGTAGTCCAATAGCTCGTGAATCTAAACTAGCAGCTGCAAAAGCAATAAAAAATACTATGCCAAGCACATCAGTTAAGAATATAATAAAAGAAACATTTAACGATAAGACGAAACAGGCTAAATCAAACCTATTAGATGAGCAAAACCTAATAGACTTGGAATAAAATACAATAAAACTTGGGTAAATACATATTTATTTATAGTATGTACATACCTAAATTAGGAAAAGAAACTATGGCTAAATCAAAACATTCAAAAGTTAAGAATACGGGCATCTTGTTTGAATTATTAGCTCGACAATTGACAGCAGATACGCTGAATGATATCGCAGACCCATCTGCTATTAAAATTATTCGCGAATTCTTTGTTAAGAATACCGCATTAAAAAAAGAACTCCAATTATACCAAAGCCTAATAAAGCAAAAATTTGATAGCGAATCTCAAGCAGCTCAATTTGTAGATGCAGTATTGACTGAAAGACGTAAACTTGTTAATAAGACATTAGCTAATCAAAAATATAATTTAATTAAGGAAATTAAGAAGCATTATAGCTTGGAAAAGTTCTTTGCATCACCAGTAACTAAATACAAACAATATGCATCAGCATATCGATTGTTCGAATCTTTAACAGATAGTAATATTAACGATCCAACAGTCATAATGCAGTGTAGAATTACTTTAGTTGAAAATATAACGACTAAGCGTGCACGAGGTGGTAAGGTAAAACAGACCATTGTTGAGAACTTTGCATCTCAAGATGAAGACACGAGATTATTAGCATATAAAATTTTAATAGATAAGTTCAATAGTAAGTATGATGGACTATCTAAAGACCAAAAGAGTCTTTTAGAAAAGTATATTAATAACGTATCTAATAAAAAAACGCTAGCTGAGTTTGTAAATAAAAAAGCAACTACATTACATAAAGGATTAACTTCAAAACTTAATAAAGTAAATGATAAAATTGTTACAATTAAATTAAATGAAGTAATCAAACACTTAAAACCATTAACAGAAATAAAATCCATCAAAGATAAACATATTCTTAATATGATGAGATATTATGACCTAAACGCGGAGTTGACTAATGTCACTAAAAGACGAACTAGACAAGTTGTTTGAGGATTATCTTAAAGAAGATGATTTAGAAGAGACTTCTGTAACGGGAAATGTAGCTGGATATCAAACTCCAAATGCATTTACTGGTGATAAGGAAGAGAATGAAAAGAAGCGCAAGAAATCGGCAACATCTGCTACCGGATATAAGATAGTAGGAGAACGAAAAATGAAACACTCAGATATTATTAAACACACCTTAGGACTAAGTGAAGTAACATATAAAACTTATAAGCAAGACGAATCAATGTCTCAGAAAAAAAAGGTAAATATTGCTATTAAAGAAATGAGTAGAAAATTATACGAAATTGAACGAGCAGTATCCCAAAATATAAAGTTAAAAACGGAAGTAGGTGTAGAAGGACGATCATATTGGAAAGCTACAAAACAACGATTGGGAAAGATATCAGAACGATTAGTAAAAATTGCAGGAAGTATTAGAGAGTTAGGATCATAAAAATGCAACTCAACGAAAAACTATCTACAGCTGCTAAAGTAGCAATCGGTGCACTGATATATCAGCAGGTGAAGCGTATGAAGTCGGATATAAAATCCGCACAAACAGCTGCACAAGATGCTCAATCAGATGTTGAGCAAAAGGATAAAGAAATAAAAGATCTCAACAAGAGATTGAATACAGTTGCTTCAGCAGGAGAAGATTTAGGAAAATCAATAGCTGCGCAAAGTGGAGGAGACGGATTTGAAAAAAATCAACTAGATCAAATACGAAAAATGATCAGAAAAGAGGTCGGTCGTATTCTTTTTGATATTTATAAACTAAGAAATGCTTGGGCAAACAGATCCTAAAGAGATAATAGATGGCAAAAGAACTTTTAATAGATTATACAACATTCCAAATAACACCTCAGATGATTAAAGAATCTGAAGAAGCTAATGGAGGTCGTGTTATTGTACAAGGAGTATTGCAAAGATCCGGAGCAAAGAATCAAAACGGAAGAGTTTATCCAAAAGATATTTTAGCTCGTGAAGTAGAAAATTATAAAAAGGTTCAAATAGCTGAGAGAAGAGCTCTAGGTGAATTGGATCATCCTGAATCATCTGTAGTAAATCTACAGAATGTATCGCATAATGTAAAAGATGTATGGTGGAAAGGAGATGATGTAGTAGGTAAAGTAGAAATATTATCAACACCATCTGGAAATATACTAAAAGAATTATTAAAAGCTGGAATAAAATTAGGAATATCAAGTAGAGGATTGGGATCAGTTAAATCAATAGGTGAAAACACAGTAGCGGTAGAAGATGATTTTGAACTTATATGCTGGGATTTTGTTTCTAACCCATCTACACATGGAGCTTTTATGGCGCCAGTAAATGAAAGTGTAAACGGCAAAGCAAGTGAATGGGATGTATGCGATAAGTATTGCAAGACAAACTCAATCATTCGCGATATATTAGGAGATTTATAATGAATGAATATGTAAACAAAAACGGTACCTTTAATCATGGCAAGTGGTTAAGAGAAAAATCCAGTAACAATGAAATTAATGAAGGCATTAAATCTAATATAATGCAGAAATGGGATACTACTCAAGTAATAGAAAAGGATCTTGTAGAGTTCATTAATAGTGCACAAGATGCAAGTGGAGCGGAACTAACAAGTAAAATATATATAGCATTAAAGAATGCAACTGAACATGCTAGACGAGTAATACGAAAGGGATAAAATGAAATTAAAAAAAATATACGAATCGTTTGAAAATGATTCACCAAAGATGACGAAAGAAGATAGAACAGCTTTCTTAGAAAACATTAGCAACTTCTCCTCGTTTGGAAAAAATATTTATAGAGAAGCATCTCTAAAAGAAACAGTACAATCCATCAAAGAGTTGACAGAAGCAGCAGGACACGTAGCTTTAGCAGAGGGTGATGAATGGTTTGATAACATGTCAGTAAAAAGAGACATGACTGAAGTATCTAGAGCGACAAAATTATTTGAAAAAACAGCAAAGGACATGAGTGTTTTGCAACAACGTACTGAATCTTTATATGAAGAAATTGGTATGAGATTGTCTAAATATTTTGATATGAACGAAGCTGTTGATGATATTGATGATAAAGAAGCAGCAACTAAATTTTCTGCGATGCAAGATAAAGATGTAGATAATGATGGTGACTCAGATGAAAGTGACTCTTACTTACATCATAAATTAGGTGTAATTGCAAAAAAATCGGATAAATAAATACTATGGCAGATGGTGTAAACAAATCAACCCTTAAGGGATATTTCGCGACTGGTAATATCCCATCACAGACGAATTTTGAAGATTTAGTCGACTGTAATATCAACACAGCAGAGACAAATCAACAATTTTTATCTGGATCCTTGGTTACACATATAACTGGAAGTTCTACATATGGATCTGGTATACAAGGGACGGGTGACTCTTATCAATATCACGTAGCACAGATAAACGGTGAAAAAATCACAACGGTTATAATGGACCTTCAGGGGTTGAGTGGATCAGCTACGGATAATGCAATTATAGGAATAAGTGGATCTTCAGATGCATCTCTCTTCCAATGGGATACTGCAGTTCATGGGAATCTATACAAAGTTGACTTAGGTTGTGGAGAAACCTTAGCTGGATCGGTGAATGATGTAGATCTTGCATTTTCAGCTTCAATTCAAAGTACATTTGCAACTGTGACTCAATCCAATGCAGTAATACTTACTTCAGATTCAGCAAGAGACTCGGGTGAGTTCAAAACTACAGAAACTATATCAGGAGTGCCATCTACCAATGATTATATATACATGACAAATGGTACATCAGGAGCTACGGGTATATACACAGCAGGAAAACTTATTGTAAAATTTTATGGAATATAGTTGCAAACTCGATAAATATTCCTTATATTAGTATCAATAATTTAATTAACTAAAACTATATGCACATGCAAAAAGATTTTAAGGCTGACAGCCACAAAGGGAAGAGAGATAATGCTCCTCCACACAACAGAAGTTTCAATAAAGGATTTCGAAAACCAAGACGTGGTAGACACGAATATTTTATACCAGGAGCAATTGGTATTAAGGTACTGGATGGTAACATTGAGTTAGCACTCAAAAAACTCAAGAAGGAGATGAAGGAAATCAACGTGATTGGGGAGTATAGAGATAGACGATATCACATCAAAAGCTCACAAAAGAAGAGAGTTAAGAAAGAGGATGCTATCCGATGGCAGAAGAAATTGGATAAAGATAGACTTAGATACGATCGAAACACTGTCTGGAATATAAAAAAAATACGATAAACATCGTTAAATAACAAAAAAGAGTAGAGAAATCTACTCTTTTTTTATATGTATATATATTTATATGGGAATACACTATCAAGATATAGTGTCTACTTGAATAAATTCTATTATAGCTCATCAATAGCTATATTTCCAATTAAACATAATATAGGAGAAAGTAATGGACAAATTACTAAAAGAAGCAATCGCTGATGCAAAGGCTGTTAGAGAAACTGCTATTGCAAACGCAAAACTAGCTCTTGAAGAGGCGTTTACGCCAAAACTTCAATCTATGCTATCTGCAAAAATTCGTGAAGAAGATGAAGAAGAAATGGAAGCACCAGTTGAAGAGCCAGCAATGGACTCTGAAGACGAAATGAGAGGATCAGACGAAATGAGAGGAGCATCTGAAGAGATGGGAGCCGAAGACGAAATGAGAGGATCAGACGAAATGGATTCTGAAGACGAAATGGGCTACGTACCAGAAATGGACTCAGCTGATGAACCTGAGGATGTTGTTGAAATTAATGGTGTTAAATATGCACCAATTGTTTCAGAAGAAGACGAAATGGAAGCACCAGAAATGGAAGCTGATATGGAAGCTCCATCCGAAGAAGAAGAAGCACCTGCAGACGATTTAGAACTTGAAGCAATCATTAGAGAACTTGAAGAAGAAATGGGCTCTGAAGACGAAATGGGACACGAGGAAGAAGAAGTAACAGAACAATCTGACTCATCAGGCATTGGTAACGGCGACAATAAAGTTGTTGTAGCAGATGGTGATGATGAAGAAAAAGCTGAAACTGAAACTTCAACTGGTAACACTATGGGCTCTGAAGACGAAAACATGGATAAGATATCTGAAGGCGAAGAAACTGAAGAAGAACCAGTTGATCTAGAAGAAATCATCAAATCATTATCAGAAGATCAGTATACTGCTGGTGTAGATGATAACGAAGCAGGTGATTCAGTAGAAAAACCGGAATCTCCAGTTGCAGAAGTAAAATTGAAAGAAGCATATGCTACTATCAAATTTATGAAAGATAAACTTCAAGAAGTTAATCTATTGAACGCAAAATTATTATTTACAAACAAATTGTTTAGAAGTAATGGTCTTGATGAAGGTCAGAAACTAAGAGTGATCGAAACTTTTGATAGAGCGGGATCAGTTAGAGAAGTAAAATTAGTTTACTCTACATTAGCTGAATCGCTTAAATATGATGCAAAAGCGACGAAACAAGTTAAAAAAATTACTGAGGGTTTAGCATCAAAACCATCAAAATCAACTAAACCTGCAGCTAAATCTACAATTATCAATGAAGGTAATGTAATGGCTGATAGGTTTAAAAAACTAGCTGGATTGATAAAATAATATCAACGGCTTAAAATTTTAAGAGATAAAATTATGAATGTAAACGGCTTAATACAAGATGCGGGTAATACTTACTCTAAGCAACTTGATAAGACTCGTGCGTTAGTAGGGAAGTGGGACAAGACTGGATTATTAGAAGGTATTGATCACGACTACGACAAGCACGGAATGGCGGTATTATTAGAAAACCAAGCTCGTCAATTAATTGATGAAGCTTCAACTGGTGGCAGAGGCGCAGGTGCTTCTGGTTACGAAGAATGGTCGGGCGTTGCTCTACCGTTGGTTAGAAGAATATTCGCTGAAATCGCTGCAAAGGATTTTGTAAGCGTACAACCAATGAACTTACCATC